ATCAGTGATGATCTCTATCTCAGACATAAGCACGTGCTCAGGCATATGCCCAAGCCTCCATGGTTATGCCCAAGTGTCCGGTCGAAAACGGGGCCAGTTCACGCGGGGAAGATCGAGTGTGACCTGCCTGCGGGCCAGCATGCCACTTTCCGTAAGGATGGCGGCGACAAGATCTTCCAGTTGTTCCCAGCTTTCCGGCTCAAGTGCTGTGATAAGAGGCATGGACCTAGATTTCCTTCAGAACCGATGTCAGCGACTAAAGCGATTACAAGAGCCGGACGTGAACGTCGCGCTTAGCAACTTCCACCTGTGGCGCAACAGCGACCTCGTGCGAGCGTCGCAGCGATATCTGCTTTTAGGAAGCGCTGAAGCCACCCGCAACGACTGACATAAGGAAGGGAAACGGCAGTGGTGGGGTAAGCAGCTGACCGGCAACAAGAGCCACCCTTCGACCAACAGCGCTGGATCAGAATATGCCCTCCCCCCGCGAAACCATCCTCACCGCGCTGCATGCGCGGCTCTCGGCGCTGCCCGCCACCGCCCTCCGCGGCGAGGTTCTGCCCGAGCGGGTTCCGGCAGATGGGCTGCTGATCCTGCGCGACGGCGAACCGGGCGAGCCCGATGTGACGCTGTCGCCGCTGCGCTACCACTACCAGCACCGGGCCGAGATCGAGGCGGTCGTGCAGGGCGCCGACCGTGACACTGCCTTCGACACGCTGACCGCCAGCATCGGCGCAGCACTCGCCGCCGACCGAATGCTGGGCGGCCTTTGCGACTGGGTAGAGGCAGAAGCGCCGCGGCCCGTGGACCTCCCGGTCGAGGGCGCGGCGAGCTTGAAGGCCGCCGTGATCCCGGTGGTGCTGCACTATTCCACGGCCGACCAACTGGCCTGACCCCGACAACCCGAGGAGAACACCATGGCACGAGCCCAGGGGGCGCGGGCGCTGATGGCGCTTGCGTTCGAAACGACCTATGGCACGCCGCCCGCCAGCGGCTTCACCCTCATGCCCTTCGCCAGCACCTCGCTCGGCGCCGAGCAGCCGCTGCTGAATTCGGAGCTCTTGGGCTACGGCCGCGATCCGCTGGCGCCGATCAAGGACGCTGTGACGGCCGATGGCGATGTCGTCGTGCCGCTCGACGCCGAGGCCTTCGGCTTCTGGCTGAAGGCGGCGTTCGGTGCGCCCACGACCACGGGCGTCGAGGCCCCCTACACCCACGAGTTCCAGTCGGGGTCCTGGGTGCTGCCCAGCATCTCGATCGAGACCGGCATGCCGGAGGTGCCGCGCTACGCCATGTATTCCGGCTGCGTGCTCGACCAGATCACCTGGCAGATGCAGCGCTCCGGCTTGCTGACGGCAACCGCGCGGCTGGTGGCGCAGGGCGAGACGGTCGGCACGACCACCAGCGCCGGGACGCCCGCCGCGCTGGAGCTGAAGCGCTTCGGATATTTCAATGGGGCGATAACGCGCAACGGGACCGCCCTCGGCAATGTGGTCTCGGCCGAGATCACCTACGCCAATAACCTCGACCGGATCGAGACCATCCGCTCGGACGGCCGCATCGACGGCGCGGACCCCTCCATCGCCGCACTGACCGGCCGGATCGAGGTGCGCTTCGCCGACCAGACGCTGGTGACGCAGGCCATCAACGGCGAGGCCTGCGAGATGGAGTTCGCCTACGTCCTGCCCTCTGGCGAGAGCTTCACCTTCACCGTGCACGCCGTCTACCTGCCGCGCCCTCGCATCGAGATCTCCGGGCCGCAGGGCGTCCAGGCCACCTTCGACTGGCAGGCCGCGCGCGACAGCGTCGTCGGCCGGATGTGCACCGCAACCCTGATCAACGACATAGAGGTGTACTGATGCTCGCTCTCGACCTGACCAACGCTCCGCGCTGGCACGATCTCGCTACCGGCGTCCGCGTGCAGCTGCGCCCGCTGACCACCGCCCTGATGGTGGCGACGCGCAGCGACCCCGCCGTCGAGGCGGTGCCGGAGGACGCCTCCGACGAGGAACGCGCCGTCGCCTTCGCCAAGGCGCTGGCGCGCCGGTCGGTGCTCGCCTGGGAGGGCATCGGCGACGCGGACGGTAATCTCATCGAGCCGAGCCCGGAGGCCATCGACGCGCTGCTCGACGTCTGGCCGATCTTCGAGGCCTTCCAGCTGACCTACGTCTCCAAAGGCCTGCTGCTGGAACAGGAAAAAAACGCCTCCGCGCCCTCGCCGAGTGGTCCTTCGGTGGGGGCGAGCGATACTGCGACGCCTGCGCGCAAACCTGCCCGGACTGTCCGGCGCGGCTGAACCGTCCGGAAACACCGGAGGGTTGGCAGGTCTGGGACCTCGTCGGCCGTCTCGGCGGCCAACTGCGTGTCCTGCCCGGCGCCGTGATCGGCTGGGACATGTCGGCGGCGCTGGCGCTCGGTGATGCGCTCGGCGTGCCGCCGCTCGCCATGGCCGAACTGCTGCCCGTCATCGAAGCGGTGATGGTGGCGAAGCTCAACGAACAGATGGATCAGTCCCATGGCTGAGAAGAGGGTCAGCGTCCGCCTCGCGGCCGTGGGCGGACGGCAGGTGCGCGCCGAACTGGAAGGCGTGGGCGAAGCCGGGTCGCGCGGCTTCGGACGGCTGAGCCGGGAGATGGAGGCGGCCAACGCCCGGCTCGCAGCCTTCTCGCGGCGGGTGCGTGTGGCCGCCGCTGCCGCAGTTGCCGCAGCGACCGCCGCTGGCGTGGCGATGATCCGCTCCGGCCTGCAGACGGTCGACGCGCAGGCCAAGCTGGCGCAATCCCTCGGCACCACCGTCGCCTCGATCCAGACGCTGGAGCGCGCGGGCGAGTTGGCGGGCGTGTCGATGTCCGGCATCGAGCAGGCCACGAAGGATCTGACGCGCCGTCTCAGCCAGGCGGCCGCCGGGACCGGCCCCGCCGCCGACGCGCTGGACCGGCTGGGGCTATCGGCCAACGACCTTATCGCGCTGCCGCTGGACCAGCGTGTCGGCGCGATCAACGCCGCCATCGAGAGCTTCGTGCCCGCCGCCGAGCGCGCCGCCGTTGCAGGTCAACTCTTCGGCGAGGAAGGCTCCATCGCCATGGCGCGGATCGACACCGCGACGCTTCGCCAGGCGACGGAGGACGTGCTCGCCTTCGGCGTTGTCGTCTCCGAGCAGGACGCCGACCAGATCGAGCGGACGAACGACGCGATCTCCCGGCTCGGGCTGATCTGGCGCGGGCTGTCGAACCAGCTCTCTGTGGCGGCAGCGCCGGCGCTTGAAGCCGTCGCCGATGCCATGGCAGCAGTCGCCAGCCGAACCGGGCCCCTCGGCATCGCGATCCGCGGGCTCTTCGACAACATCGGCCGCCTGACCACCTATGCCGCCACCTTCGCAGCCTTCCTCGCGGGCCGCTGGGTCGCTGGTATGGCCGCTGCCGCGCTCTCGGTCCGTGGCCTCGCCACGGCGCTCGTCGTCCTGCGCGGCGCGCTGATCCGTACCGGCATCGGCGCGCTGATCGTCGGTGCAGGCGAGCTCGTCTATCAGTTCACCCGCCTCGTCTCCGGCGCGGGCGGCTTCGGCGAAGCGATGTCGCTCCTGAAGGACCTCGCCGTCGAGGTGTGGGAGCGGATCAGGATGGGCGCGGCTGCGGCGGGTGCGGCCGCCACGGCGATGTTCTTCGACCTGAAGGCCGACACCGTCTCCGGAATGCAGAGCGGCATCGAGAGCGTGGTGGCCTTCGGCAACACGGCGGCGAACACGTTCGAGGGCGCCTATGAGGCGATCAAGGCGATCTGGGGTCTGCTGCCCGCGGCCATCGGCGATCTGGCGTTCCAGGCGGCCAACAGCCTGGTCGACGGCGTCGAGGCGATGCTGAACGGCGTGGTCTCGCGTATCAATGGCTTCATCGGCGGCATCAATCAGGGGCTGGAAGCGCTCGGGTCCGAGCGCCGGATCTCGCTGGTGCCCGACCTCGACCTAGGCGAGATCGAGAACCGCTTCGAGGGCGCGGCGACCGCCGCGACGACGGCGGCGCAGACGGCGTTCGACCGGGCCTTCGAGGACAACCCGCTCACCGCACCCGATCTCGGTCTGACCGACGCGGCGAACCGGGCGCTCGAGTCCGCCAACCTCTATAGGGGCGCCGCGCGCGACCTTGCGGAAGGGCCCCGCGCGCCGTTGGAAAGCTGGCAGGCGCTCCGCGATGCCGTGCGGGGAACCGACGAGACGAGCACGGATGCGCTGGCCGAGGCCACGGGCGCGGCAGAGCGACTGGAGACGGCGCTCGACGATGCCGAGCGCGCTGCAACAGGTGCCGGTGCGGCGGCCGGGGCTGCCGCCGCTGCGGCGGAGCCCGCGACCGAAGCTGCCGTCACTGGTTGGCAGGCGGTAACGGCGGCGCTGTCCGACTACGCCAGCAAGGCCCGCGACATCGGTGCCGATATCGGCCAGAGCCTCGTCGGCGCCTTCCAGTCGGCCGAGAACGCGGTGGGCAATTTCGTGAAGACGGGGAAGCTAAATTTCCGCGACCTGGTCATCTCGCTGCTCGCCGATCTCGCCCAGCTCGCGGCGCGGCGGTTCATCCTCGGGCCGATCGCCAATGCGCTCTCCGGCGTGTTTGCCGGCGCGGGCGGCATCTTCGCCAACGTCCTGCATGCGGGCGGCATGGTGAGGTCCGAGGGGCCCTCGCGCATGGTCCCGGCCATGGCCTTCGCCGCCGCGCCGCGGATGCATTCCGGCGGCATGGCTGGCCTCCGCCATGACGAGGTGCCCGCGATCCTGCAGCGCGGTGAGCGGGTGCTGTCGCGGCGCGAGGCCCAGAGCTACGGCGCGGGCGGCGTCAACGTCACCATCATGGCACGTGACGCCGAGAGCTTCCGGCAGTCCCGCACGCAGGTCGCGGCGGACATCGCCCGCGCCGTGTCGCTCGGGCGGAGGGGCATGTGATGGCGTTTCACGAGGTCCGGTTTCCCGACAACATCAGCCGCGGCGCGCGGGGCGGCCCGGAGCGGCGCACGCAGATCGTCGAGCTCGCCTCGGGCGACGAGGAGCGCAACGCCAGCTGGGCCAATTCGCGCCGCCGCTACGATGTCGCCTACGGCATCCGCCGCGCAGACGATCTGGCGGCGGTCGTCGCCTTCTTCGAGGCGCGCAATGGCCGCCTGCATGGTTTCCGCTTCAAGGACTGGGGCGACCACAAGTCCTGCCTGCCCTCGGGCACGCTATCGCCCAGCGACCAGGCGATCGGCACCGGCGACGGCGCGACGACGGCCTTCCAGCTGGTCAAGCGCTACGCCTCCGGCGCGCAATCCTGGACGCGCGCCATCGCCAAGCCGGTGGCGGGAAGCGTGCGCATCGCGCTCGGCGGGGTCGAGCAGCCTTCCGGCTGGTCGGTCGACACCACGACCGGCGTGGTCAGCTTTGGCGCCGCACCAGGCTCCGGCGTCGCCATCACCGCGGGGTTCGAGTTCGACGTGCCGGTCCGCTTCGACACCGACGTGCTCGACGTGACGCTCGACCTCGAGCGACTCGGCTCGATCACCTCCATTCCGCTTCTGGAACTGCGCCGATGAAGACCCTCGCACCCGCCCTGCAGGCCCATCTCGACGAGGGCACGACGACGCTCGCCTGGTGCTGGCGGATCGCGCGGGCCGACGGCGTGAGCTTCGGCTTCACCGATCACGACCGGACGCTGAGCTTCGACGGGACAGATTTCGAGCCCGAGAGCGGGCTGACGGCCTCCGAGGTGCGCTCCGGCTCGGACCTCTCGGTCGATGCGCAGGACGCCGAGGGGGTGCTGACCTCGGACCGCATCACCGAGACCGACATCCTCGACGGCCGCTGGGACAACGCCGAGGTCGAGGTCTGGCGGGTGAACTGGGCCGACACGAGCCAGCGCGTGCTGATGCGGCGCGGCGCCATCGGCCAGATCCGGCGCGGGCGGCTGGCGTTCGTCGCGGAGGTCCGTTCGCTCGCCCATGTCCTTGGCCAGACGGTCGGGCGAACCTTCCAGGCGACCTGTGACGCCGCGCTGGGGGATGCGCGCTGCGGCGTCGATCTCGAGGACCCGGCCTACAAGGGCGCGGGTGCGGTGATCGATCTGCTGCGGGATCGCGCCTTCACCGCCTCCGGGCTTAGCGGCTTCACCTCAGGCTGGTTCGCCTTCGGCACCATCGAATGGACCAGCGGCGCGAACGCCGGGCGGCGCACAGAGGTGCTGGGCCATGACGTCACGGACGGCATCGCTGTGCTGACCCTGCTCGAGGCGCCGCTGCGGTCCGTCGCTGAGGGCGACGCTTTCGCCATCCGCGCCGGCTGCGACAAGCGCATCGAGACCTGCGGCGCGAAGTTCGCCAACACGGCCAATTTCCGCGGCTTCCCACACATCCCCGGTCAGGACGCCGTACTCCGCTACGCCACCAAGGACGGCGGGCACGAGGGAGGAGTGCTGTGACGCAACCCCTTGCATTGGCCGACCGAGCGCGCGTCATCGCCATCGCGCGGTCCTGGCTCGGCACGCCCTACCACGACCAGGCCAGCCTGCGCGGCGTTGGCTGCGACTGCCTCGGGCTGGCCCGGGGCGTCTGGCGCGAGGTGGTGGGCCCCGAGCCGTTCCCGATCCCGCCCTACAGCCGAGACTGGGGCGAGACCGGGCCGCGCGAGGTGCTGGCCGAGGGCGCGCGCCGGATGATGATCGAGGTGCCGACTTCCCAGGCCGGGCCCGGCGCGCTGGTGCTCTTCCGCATGAAGCCCCGCGCCATCGCGAAGCATGTCGGGATCCTGACCGGTCCCGACAGCTTTCTGCATGCCTACGAGCGGCTCGGCGTGATCGAGGAACCGCTCACCCCATGCTGGCGGCGGCGCATCGCTTTCGCCTTCCTGTTCCCGCAACGCTGAGATCCGAACATGGCAACGCTCGTCCTCGGCGCCGCAGGCGCCGCCATTGGCGGTTCGATCGGCGGCGCGATCCTCGGCGTCAGCGCCGCGACCATCGGCGGCTTCATCGGCTCGACGATCGGCTCAGTCGTCGACAGCTGGATCATCTCGTCGCTGGCGCCGACGCAGCGCATCGAAGGCGCGCGGCTCGATACGCTGCGCATCACCTCGGCCACCGAGGGCGCTGTCATCCCGCGGCTCTATGGCCGAATGCGGATGGGCGGCAACATCATCTGGGCGACCGATTTCCGCGAGGAGACGAAGACCACCACGCAGGGCGGCGGCAAGGGCGGCGGGGGCGGCAAGGTCAAGACGACCGAGTATCTCTACTACGCCAGCTTTGCCGTGGCTTTCTGCGAGGGCCCGATCACCGGCATCGGGCGCATCTGGGCGGACGGCAAGCCGATGGACCTCTCCGGCGTCACCTGGCGCTGGTATCCCGGCGACGAAGCACAGTCCGCCGATCCGTTCATCGCGGCAAGGATGGGCGGGGCCAACACGCCCGCCTATCGCGGCACCGCCTATGTGGTCTTCGAGGAGCTGGCGCTTTCGACCTACGGCAACCGCATCCCGCAGCTTTCCTTGGAGGTCTTCCGCCCGCTGGCCGATCCCGACACCGCCGAGGGCCTGACCCGCGCGGTCACCATGATCCCGGCCTCGGGCGAGTTCACCTATGCCACGCAGGCAATCCGCAAGACCGATGGCGGCACGACGGTGCCCGAGAACCTGAACGCGCTGGCCGACACCACTGACATGGTGGAGGCGCTCGACCGGCTGCAGGCGATGGCGCCTGCGGTCGAGAGCGTCAGCCTCGTCGTCGCGTGGTTCGGCGACGACTTGCGCGCAGGATCGTGCAAGGTCCGGCCGGGCGTCGAGGTGTCGGCCAAGTCGACCACGCCCGCCAGCTGGTCGGTGAATGGCGTCAGCCGCGCCAGCGCCTTCCTCGTCAGCCGCGACGATCAGGATCGGCCCGTCTACGGCGGCACGCCGTCCGACTTCGCCGTGGTGCAGGCCATCCAGGAGATGAAGGCGCGGGGGCTGCGGGTGACGTTCTATCCGTTCATCCTGATGGATGTGCCGCCCGGCAACACGCTGCCGAACCCGTATTCCGACAACGCCGCCCAGACGGGCCAGCCCGCATTCCCCTGGCGCGGGCGGATCACCTGTTCGCCTGCCGCAGGTTTCGCGGGGACAGTGGACA